AGGATGCATAGGCATTCCAGACGCTTCTACATATCCTTGCATACGTTTATTAAAATCTATAGCATCTTTAAAAAAATTTTTACTCATTATTTTTGGTATTTGATTTAAATCTGCTACACCATTTCTAGTAAATCCATGATGCTCTAATTCGTATATAATATTTGATATAAATTGTTTACGATGTAACTCAGTAGCAACATCTTTAGATTTTTTTACACCACCAAAAAATTGTTTATAAAACCTAGATTCAGAATCTTTAAAATATTTTTTAAAAGCAACACGTTCTTGTGGTTGTATAAATTCTAATATATTTTCTAATGTTCTATTTCCATCTCTGTACTGAGCTGTTAATAAATTAGATTTGTCTTTTATACCAGCATATATATAATTATTACTTTTAGCTAACTCTCGTATAATTCTTTCTATTTTACCTGTAGTATTATATTGTGGTTTACCATCTTTAGGAAAAGGATTATAAGTAAATATATCTTCATATACAGTTTTACCATCTTTAATACTTTTAATGTATGGTAAAAAATTAAATCCTTTACCTTCTCCAAATACATCAACTATAGGACTTATGCTTTGGTTAATACCAGCGTATTTCATGCGACCTTTTAATCCAGATTTTTCTACATTAATAGTATTTGAGTCTGCATCAAAAACAAGCATTTCGTACTCTTGTTTATTTTTTTGTGCAAACATACTATAAAGACTTTGTTTATTTTTACTAACCCAATCTTTAATTGCAGCATTAGATTCTAATTCTGCTATAAATGCATCTGGATCACTAGCCTTTCTTAATCTACCCTCTGAGTCTAAAATATTTTTATTAATAGTTTTTCTTAAATATTTAGCAATATTTTCTGAGTTTGTAAACTCAGCAGTCTTACCTATGTCTTTATATATTCTATCAGCTAATTTAGTAACACTAGTTTGTTGTGTTTCTAAAATATCCATATAATCCATAAGATTATTATCTACAGGCGAAGATGTTTCTTTTTCTGCTGTAGCCTTGTTAGAATATTTTATATATTCTTCGTGTGCAAGACTTCTTAATTCTTTATTGTATACTTTTGGATCATTAGGGTTGTCTTCATAACGCAATCTTTTATTTATAACTGCGTTTAAATCTCCTTCAAAATTTTTATCTAACCAATCTTGTGATTGTTTTGTAGATTGTTTGTATACATAGTCTTGTGCTTGTTTACTTAAATTTTTAAAGTTAGGACTTGATTCTGGCTTAAATATTAAGTCAGGTTGCATAGTATTAATTTCACTTATAAACTTTCCACCAGCTGCTTCTTGTGCTGGTCTAGATTTATAACCAAAAAATCCACCTAACAAATATTCATATAACTGCATTTCAATAGGTTCTTTTCTTAAAGTTGCTGGCAACCCTTGGAAAGCAGAACCTACCGCAGCTTTTATAGCATCTTCTGCTCTAGTTCTTTGACCTTCTGTTTTAGCAACACCAAGTCTATTACCTATAGCTCTCCAGTTTCCTATACCACCAAACACACCACCTGCTAATGCACCGCCTACAAACGTATTCATATATTCGTCTGGTCCAGCCCAAACATTAGATATAACACTAGCTGTACCAAGACCTATAGCTTCTTCTGCTATTGCTCTAGTAGTACCACCAACTTTCATATAATCTAAAGTATCTAACTCTAATTTAGAAAGACCTTTGCCAAAAGCTTTTTTAGATAATCTAGAACCAACCATAGGTAAAGATATTTTATCTAAGGTTGCTACTGCTTTTTGACCTATAAAACCTTCACGCTTTTTACTTATAGCACCTATTCTTTTTAATCCTTTAGTTACACCACCTAATGGAACTGCAAGTATGCTAGGTGCAAAACCTGCAAGGTGTCCTAAGCTTTGCGCTATTGCTTCGTATGTAGTTCTGGGTTGTTCATCAGGTGGGACAAAAGGCACCATGCCACGTATAAAACCACCAGCAAAGTTTTTTGCTAATGATGTTACTGTGGTAGTATCTTTTAAAGGTTTAAAGTTTATACCGTACTGGTTAGCCTTATTTTGTAATACGTCTAACTGATCACTGTCAAACATATTAGGATTAGCACGATATATATTTATAAGGTTTTGAACCTCATAAGCTTCGTTTCTAAATGCCATTTAATTTATATTGCTATGCCTACGTTACTAATACCACTTAATCCAAATGGGTCTCTAAATCTACTAGCTGCTCTACTAGCATAGGCTGAAGGGCTAGACATACTTAGTAAACTTCTACCTGCAATTGCTCCTCCCCCTATTAAAGCACCAGTTAATGCTCTACCAGGTGTACCCATAGGATCTTCTGCTATATTCATTGCTCCCAAGCCACCTGCTAATCTTGTAGCAATACTTTGAGATATTGCATCTTGAGTTGCTTGTGGCAATCTTTTAGTTAATGCTCTAGCACCAGTTCCAGCTATAGATGCACCAGCCACACCAGGCAAAGCTAAACCTATTAAAGATAATGCACCAGCTGCTTTTTCTCTTTTTGTTTCACCAAAAACAGATTCTCCCCTAGAGGTAGGTCTTTTATCTTCTGGCAATAATCCAAATGCCATGTTATCTGCTAAATCAAAAAAGAATTTTTGCAGTGCTTTGCTTTCAGGTCTAAATGGTAAACCTAATTGTGCTGCAATAAACGCAATTTGTTCTGCTTCGCTATCTGTATATTCGTTTGGATTTTCATTATAACCAAAAACTATTTGTTTTGCTCTTTCTACAGGATTCATCTTTGTCCCTCAATTTCTAATTGTTGTATTGCAAATGGTGCACTCACAGTACCCATTTGATTTCCTCCAAAAATATTAAATAATCTATTTATGTCTTGCGCTCTAGTAGGTAAAATTTGTTCATTTGCAAAGTCCATTAAAGACTTATCTATTTCTACACCTTTAGGTGGCAATATTTCTTTAGGTCTAATTTTAGATAAATCTTTTTGACTTTTATAATCTAATAAAGCTTGTTTATACCTAGCACTAACTTCATTCAATGGACCACTTGCTCTTCTTGATAAAAATTCATCATAACTTGTAGGTTTTCCAATTCCAAGAAACCCAGACCTTTGTGATTTTTTATATTGCTCTACAAGGTCTTGATACTTTTTTTGGTGTTTTTCATAACCTCGAATTGCGTTTCTATAATCCGATGTAGTTTGTAATTGATTTCTAAAAACTTCATCCTGATATTTTTGTTTATTTCTGGTTAAATCAAACAACGTTTGTTGGTTTTTAGCAGCTTGCTCACGCAATTCCATCTGCCTATTGAACTGGTCACGTTGTTGGTCTTGCCTTCTTAGTTCTAACGCATATCTTGGTAAGTTATCTAAGAATTGATTTATTGGATCATTTGTTATCTGTATTGACATTAGCCAAACCTTTCATCGTTATAAATATCGTCATAAAAATTATTAAATCCAGATATACCTGTATCGGTTGCATTAGGACCTTTCATTTCTTCACGTAATTTAAATCTGTCTAAATCACCACCACTTTTAATAATATCTATCAACCTACCACGTACGTCTGATTTATAATCATCTCTAAGACCAAAAATATTTTGCTCTAAGCCAAGTCTTTGTTCTTGGCGTGTTAAATCAAATCCTGATAATCTGTTATCAAAAGCTCTCTGTAGAAAACCTTGATCTCCAAGTTCAGCTTCTACTCCACTTAATTGTGAACCTAACTGTCTTTGTTGTCTTGCCGAACTTCTTTCTACTTGCTGTCTTGCAATATCTGATCTTCTTGTATCAGCTAATGATGATATCCTACCACCTACATCACCTGCAAAAGCTCTTCTTGCTCTGTCTAAAGCCATATTTCTTGCTCCAGAACCAGCAAATCCACCAGTAGCATCTTGCTGCCTATACAAACCAAATAAATTACTCCTAGCACCTTCTCTTAATCTAGATAGCCCTGAAGCTCTTTCTTCTTCTTGTAATCCAAACAATTGTTGTTGCATTGCTAAATCTTCAGCAACGTCTGCTTGTCTTGCTCTTAATGATTCTGCTTGTCTACCAAGTTGTCCTTGGGCTCTTTCAAGACCTATTTGAGCAGAGCCTCTTTGTAAATCCAAACCAGCTTCTGCTAAATTATCACGTCTTCTAGCAAACTGCTCTCTAGTTGGATCATATTGTTCAAATATATTACCATATTCATTTGTTAAAGCTTCTACATCATATCCTGCTTCTGTAAGAACATCGCCTAAAGACAATCCACTTGCACTCATAAAATCATTGCCTGAATCTGGAGTAAGAGGATTCCCAACTCTACTACCTGGAGCTGTTCCATCAGTAGGTAGTTGAGGTGGTGTTACTGTAGGTGTTTGCGCTCTACCCCTTTGACCTGTTTCTTCTAAACCACTTCTAATGCTTTGACCTTCATCTTGTGTTCCGCCTAAATCATCTTCAGTTAATCCAGTTGGAAACATTTGTGTTCCAGCAGGTGGACCTGATTCAAAGGTAGACAAAGTTCCTTCTGTATACAATGGACCAGCGTCTGAACCTACAGGTCTATCTGTATCAAAAGATATATTAGGCTCTTGCTGTGTGTTCATACCTGTTTCTTGTGGAGGCACTACTGGAGTAGGTGCAGGTAATTGAGGAGTAGCTACTTGCATTTCTTCTTGTGAACCAAAACTTATATCTGGCTCATCATCTTGATTCATAGTCATAGCTACTGCATTGTTAGCATTATTCATAGCTTGACCAAGTGCAGTATCTGAAAAATCTCCTTCTAATTCATTTGCAAATGATATATCAGGTTCTCTTTCTTCTTGTTGCCGCTGCTCTTGCTGATAGGTTGGTCCACGTTGATTATCCATAGCTTGATATAACGGATTGCTAGGATTAGTAGGCATATCTTGTAAAGGTGCTTTGTAAACATTATCTCTAATTTCTGGAGCTGAACCAAAACTTATATCTGGTTCATTTTCTTCTGGGCTATATCCATAAAAAATACTTGGCACTTTAACCTCCAAAAAGTTGTGAATATAATTGACTTCTGTAATTCATAGATGAATCTCCACCTTGTCTTTTTAATTGATCTACTATAGACCTATTAGGATTTAAACCTAATGCCTGTGCTAGTTGCATATTTTGCTGTGCGCTACCTGTGTATCTGCCCATAGGATTAGGTCCTATAAAATCAGTAAATGAATTTACATCGCTTGTTACACCAAATGGCATTTCTGATTGCATAGCATTGAATATATTACCTATACCCTTTCCCCTACCTGTACTTATATTACCAGATGCTAAACTAGTTGGAACTGTACTTGGTCCCATCTGCATAGTACTACCTGTTTGGGACATAGAAGTTAATGGTGATGTACTTTCTGTTGCCTTAAGAGCACCTCTTATACCTTGAGCAGAACCAGGTGTTATATTACCACTAGCCAATGCTCTTGATGGTCCAGCTATTTTAGTCGTATCTAATATACTAGCACCTGGTCTTGGCTGTATCATGCTTTGTCCATACTTATCTATAACGCCTTGGTTAAGGTCGTCTATACTTACTCCAGCAGAACCAGTATTAAACACTCCTGGTCTTAATGCTTGTTTTAAAGGATTAAAACTTCTGGTTTGTATAGACTGCTGCAAACCTTTACCTAATCCTGTACCAGCTAAAGTATATGCACTAAATGCATCACTAAGCGCACCCACATTAGAACTTCTTATTAAATCTCTTTGTGCTTGTATTCCTTCTCTTCTAGCGTCTTGAGCTTGTTGTTGATATAGCTTACCTACTTCTATATCATCTACAGCAACTCTACCACCAATTCCACTACCAGCTCTAGAACCTAAGCCAGCTAAAGCCCCAACTAATAAAGACCCACCACCAGTTGCAAGCCCTAACAATCCACCAGCAGCTGCACCTATAAGCCTACCTATCCCCATACGACCTCTACGTTTTTGTAACTGACTTTGTTGTTTTCTTTGCTGCTCTAATATTTTATTTTGTTCGTCTTGTTGCAATTGCGCAAACATGACATCAGCTGCAGTAGCCATCTTAACTTCCTTTCGACACCTCTATAAATTCATTAAAATATAAAGTGTTATTTAACTTTATGTATAACTTAGGGTTCTTTCCAACTTCCTTTGCTATAACTTGTTCACCATCATTCATTTGAAATATGCTTGGTGGTTTATTGATAATCGCAAGTTTGTTTTGCGATACGTTTCTAAATTTTCTTTCTATACTATCCATTAACTTGCACTTTTTAATAACTGTCTATACTGTATAGTTATATCATTAATTTCTAAATCTGCTCCAGCAAACCCTTTAATTTTTAAACGTATACTTTGTCCTTCGAATGGTACAGTTGGTGAAAATGTTTGTACATCATAGTTACCAGATGTATTAACAAAGTTTGTACCAGATATAGCTGTAAAACTAGTCTTGTTATCTACTGCATATTCTATAGGGTTAGAAACAGTACTATCACATTTATACGTTATAATAATATTATAAAATCTTTTTATTCTACTTGGGTCACCAAAATCTAAATCTTTAGTTATTAACTCAGCATCAGCTGCTACCAATCCACCTTTAGGTGTTTCTGACCATTCTAAAAAAGTAAATGTTTCATCTATACTACCAGTATTATTTACATCAGAACCAATTTTTGAACGCTGTATTCCATAACTTAAATTTTTATCATGATCTACAAAAAAATTAGTAATTACAGCACCGTTTGTATAGTCTGAAGAACTTGTGTAAATAGAGTTAGTACCTTTTGTAAAACTAGTAGTTCTAAAGTCATATACAAGAACATCCGTATTAGATGTAGAAATACTATCAGACACTATAACTGCATAATTCTTTTTAGGGTTAAATCCAACAATAGTTCCAGATGAATAAAAACTTTCCCAAGTGTCTTCATGCAATTTACCAGTAATTAGATTTGTAAATTGCCTACCATCATATATCCAAAAACCATATCTATTTGCCCACATAACACCAAACTCTGCTTTTTGTACAGCAGCAGGATGTTCACAACCATTAAAATCTTTTTGCTGCTCTAAAAACCAACCAGCAGGTTGTGGTGAAGCAATATTAATCATAAACAGTTTATCTTGTTTATAAGCTAGTAACCTATCTGCAAATGATTCTAATTTTACATAAGAACCACTATCTCCTTTAACTGCATCTATAAAATAACTACGTGGATAAGTGTCAAATTTATTAACAGGAGTATACATTATCCTATCTGCGTGATGTTCTTTTACAAAATCATTAGCGTTTATTTTAAATCTAGTTCTAACATTTGCTACAAAGCTTCTTCTATTTGCAATAACAGCTGTTTTGTACCCTTCGCCTGGTCCAGCAATGCTTATAGAATCTTCTTCAGGGCTAAAACCATTTATAATTTCATATGTTTCTAAATTAATACCAGTAGAAAATACAGAATTAGTTCTAACTCTAGTTGAGTCTGCTCCAGTACTCATATCTCTAAAAGATAAATATTCACTATCTGATAGCTTTGCCCTTACTCCTTTTTCCATGCTTCCATCTAATAACAAAAACCACGGTTCATTGGTATCATTCAATCTAGCATAAAATCTAAAACCTTTAATTCTTGCACTATAAGCACCTTTAGCGTATGCTATAAATTCTAATTTTTGATTAGCACCCCCAGGATTAAATGTGTTATTAGATGTAGGTACATATAATAAAGACTCTTGGTCGTTTTCATATACATAAGATAAAGCTATTTGATAATCTGCATTAGCCCAATCAGAGCTTGATAATGTTGATGTACCTTGCAATTCTAAATTAAAACCTGATCCACTATCAACTGGATATGTTTCACTTGTAACTATTGCAGCAGCTGATGGAGCTGCCAATTCGTTTGATTTTATATGCCATCCATCGAATTTACCATTTGCAGCAGTGGTAAGTATAGTACTAGCTCCTGTGCTATTTGCGAAATGTATATTATCTATATAACCATACCACATTGTTCCCATATCAATTGTACCACCAATTCTTTGTGTTTGAAAAAATGAACCATCTGATATTCTAACTGCGTTATCAGCATAGGTAAATACTGGTTTAAACATTACCATCATATTTGTAGCTCCACCATTTACAGCAGAACCAGTTGTTGTAACAAAATTTTTATGATCTAACGTTATTCTACTTCTATTAACATCACGTATACGCAAACATTGAAAATTATTAGCATTGCTATTATTTGTATCATTTTCAATTCGTATATAATCACCAGCATTCATAGAAGCTTCGCCTTCTGTTGCTCCATATGCAGTACTACCCATAAAATAATTATTAGAATTAGTAATTGTATCACCTATACCAGTTGAGCCAGCAGCAGCATATGTTAATGTTCCAGCACTAAAATCCCAATTTTCTATTGTTTGATTAGAACCTTCATTTAAAGATTTTGGAAAAGTAGAGTTTAAATTTAAAGTACGAGTATTATGGTCG